TTAAGGGATACTTTCTTTGCGAGTTGGAGGTTGTTGTATCTGGCAACTCGTTTTTCAATGTCGTATTTTTTTGATTCGTCTTTTTCATTTTCATACTCCTGTTGCGCTTGCAACATCATCTTTTTAAATTTCTTGCGGTCATTATACATTTCTTCCAACATCTTAGGTAAGAAACCTTGTTTATCTGTTCGGAAGAATTGACCGTTCGGTGTAATTGTTGCACCTTCAAGTTTGTTAATTATGCACGATTTATTCAATAACTTTTCCACAGAAACAGTTTGAGCTAGAATACTACGCATTTCAGGTGTGTAATCTTCTGGTTCAATTAGAGTTTCTGGACTAATATTGTATTGCATCATCAAGTGTGGATATAGACTGTTCAAGTCAAATGATGCTACCCAATTATGTAGGCCTACTTGTGGTTCTTTAACATAGGCACCTTCGAATGCTGAATCTTTTTCCTGCACATCACGTGGAGGAACAATGATGCCTTGTTCTAACAAATAGGAATAAGTCATTGAATCCCACATACGAGTTTGTGCAAAGATATCTTCGTAGTTGCACTTTGTATCATATGCAAGGGTCAAACCAAGTTCAATCAGTTTTAATTTTTCATCAATACGTTCAACCAGAACAACGTCACGAATGTTATATTCAATAAATTTCTGATGATTCAAACGATACAATGCATGTAGATTGTCATATTCATCATACGACAATTTGCGTTCACCAATTTCTACGTTTGCAATATTATCCAAGCGATAAGATTCTTGTGACTTACCACCTGGCGCATACCATTTATAGAGTTCAATATAATCAAGTTGTTCAATACCCAAGAATCCGTATGCAATCATTTGGCGACCATTAATAATGGTTTTACGTTCGGTGATAAAGTTCCAAGGAGACAACTTCTTAGTTTCATCTTCGCCAAGAATTTTACGGAAACGATTGACCAAATATGGAACGTCAAAGAACTTGGTGTTCCAACCAGTTAAAACATCTGGTGTAAATTGTGACCAGTGATTGATGAAACGTTTGCACAATGTGTATTCATCATTACATTTGATATAGGTTATGTTGATATCAGGATTGGTTTCGTCTAGTTCATGGTCATAATCACCACAACCCCAAACAATCATGTTACCACCAAGAGTTTTTAGACCAATGGCGGTGATAGGTTCGTTTGCTTCATATGGATCGGGAAAACCATTTTCAGATCCAACCTCAATATCAATATTGGCCACATTAATCTTGTCAATATCCCAATCGACCATTTTTGGATGCTGGTCAGCAATAAAAGCATATTCGAATCTGGTATTACCAAAAATCTTTGGTGCACCAGGAAGGCCATCAAATTGTTTTACATATTCTCTGGCTTCACGAATGCCATCAAATCTCTTTGGAACAAGGTCTAAACCATCCAGAGATTTGTGTGTGCCTTTGCCTGCACGTGCTGGAAGATAAAGTTGTGGTTCATAGTCAATCTTTAGTTTGATTCGTTTACCGTCTTTGATACCACGATAAAGAATTTTGCCGCCATAAGATTGAACGTTTGTGTAAAAAGTTGTCATTAACCTGTAATAATTTGTTGTTGACCTGGAAGAATTAGACCGACACCGAAAATTTGGTCATAATTTTTAACAAAATCTTCTGCTGGAACATAGTAGTATACAACATGTTGGAGCTTAAAAGCAATAGTTGAATCTGATTTTTGTTCGGCGTGGATTGGAAAAGGTGAGAATCCTACGTTTGGTGTTCCATCTTTACCACGGACAATCGCAATACCTAGTGGGTTTTTGATTACCATTTCAATATCCGTGTGTGATTCAACTTCACCGATGACTTCTTCACCGGTAATTAATTTCATTGCATAAATCTTCATATTCATCCTTTAGCATAAATAATTATATAGTTTGACCTGAAGCAAGAGTATATCATTTTTTTGGGATAAAGTCAAGTAAAAAGATGGTATAAAAAGAAATGGATCCACTAACCCTCTTTGCTCTTGCGAATGGTGCCGTTGCAGCCGTCAAAAAAGGTTGTCAATTATATAAGGACATTAAGGGTGCAGCTGGAGATGTTAAGGCTGTTCTAAAAGACCTAGACCAGCAATTTCATAATGCATATGCTGCAAAAGGTAAAGCACCATCTCCTGAAGCAAAGAAACAATTCGTAGAAGAAAAAAATCGCATCATCGAACTGAATAAGAAAGGTGGTGAGGTTCATAACGTCTATCAGGAAATCGGTGAATTTCTTGGTCAATATTATGACAACTACCATAAGTGTTTAGCAGTTCTAGAAGAAGAAGAACGACACAGCCGAACTGAAGTTTATCATGGTGATGCATCATTAGGCAAACGTGCTCTGCAACGTGTGTTGATGAGAAAACAACTTGAAGCAATGGGAACAGAATTGCGTGAATTGATGGTATATCAATCTCCACCAGAACTTGGTGCTTTATATACTGAAGTTGAAGAAATGATGAAGGTGATGGGCAAAGAACAAAAAATTGCCATCGCCAATCAAATGAAGAAACAAGCTATTATAGATGCAAGAAACAAAAAAAGAAAAGAGAAAATGATAATTGAATCAGCTCTTGGTTTTTCAATATTTTTTGTTATATGTGTTGTCTTTTATATTTTTATGTTGATTGTTGATGGTAGAATAGAAAGACATCCAGAGTTGGGTAATTGTCCTATGCCTAAAGGTTCTTGGTTGTATAAAAAATGGACAAAAACAATCTGGTCAGATTGTAAATAAAAGACCTAAGTAAATGATTAATCTATACGGAGCATTTGATTGGTATATCGAATTTTATCTTTATTGTTATTTCTATCCTTACTTTTTGGCCAACAAACTGTCAGAGCAGAATTCTTTACCGCAAAATCCTGGCTTGTGTCAAATATAGACGGTCATATTCTAGACGGAGAAGATGTTGACAAGGTTAGACCTATAGCAAGCATAACAAAACTATTAACTGTTATGGTTGTGATGGACCTCAAACCTGATATGTCTGAAAAATTAACACTCACAACAAAACTACAAGATAGATTACCAGCAAAGAATCAAACACTCAGTAGAGCAGATTTGATTTCAATGGCTATAATACACAGCAGCAACAGAGCTGCATATACTCTGTGTGAACATTATCCTGGCGGTATGGAGAAATGTGTTGAAGCTATGAATAGAAAATTGAAGTCTTTGAAGATGGAGAATTCGATTGTTTATGAACCAACTGGTTTGGATAAAAGAAACGTTAGCACAGCAAGAGAACTAATATACTTAACTAAAGCGGCATCAGAATATAGCAATATAGTTTATGCTAGTAGAAAATCTGAAATAAAAATTCAAGTCAAAAAGAAATGGTATGTGTTTCGAAACACGAATCCTATGATAGGACATTACCAGAATATCGTTGTCAGTAAAACTGGATTTATAAATCAATCTGGTGGATGTATCACACTTTTATTAGACACTAGTGTGGGTGAAAGAATTATTGTTGTTCTTGGTAGCAAGAATACACACACTAGAATTCCTGAAGCGGAATTTATATATGAGGTGTTTAAAGATTAGTGGTTGCGGGTCACGGAGTTGCACCGGAACTGAGGATTATGAGCCCACTGTGATACTGTTTCACCAACCCGCCATATTATTTATTCGGTAAAATCAGGTTTCATTATAACCTTCTCATCGAATTCTTTTCTCGTTCGGTCGAATTCATCATCATACAGTCCCATCTCTTGACTAATTCTGACCATCTCATCTAGAGCCTTTTCTCTTTTTTGGCGTTCTAGATTTTGTTGTAGAATCCTATCGAATTCTTCTTGTTCGATTTTTTCATCTTCAATATCTTTTGGTGAAGGTTTACGAAAGATTGCATCGTAGTTATTACCATATGTTTCCTGAGAAACACTAAACGGTCTTGGACTAGAACCTTTACCACCATCAGACATTTTATTCTCCGTAGATGTAAGCTATATCTTCAATCTTAACTACGAAATATTCTTGCACACTTGCTGCTTTACTCCAGTCTGGTTGAACCACAT